GGGGGTCAGGCGTCGTTCACCTGCCATACTGATAAGTTGGCTGTACTTCGGAGTTCTCTTGCATTGGTGGCTTGTGGCTTGATTTTGGTGGTTGAGTTGGCAATGGCAAACAGAGTTCCGGCGTCCATCAGGTAAGTGCCCGATACGGTTACTGTTTTCCTTATTCCGGCTGACATGTAATCTATTGTGCGGATAACATCGACCTTGGTGGATATTTGGACTTCCACTTGCTTCGGCTTTCCTCCTCCGCTTCTCACGGGGTTGAAGATCATACTCCCACCCCGCTTTCGCAAGGTTCAGCCGATATATATATATCTGAGGGCGTTTCTAAGGTTCATAGTGTGCTCCTTTCTCATAGCGGCGTGGCGTTCTGCTGTAAGAACGCCAGCAGTTCGCCGGTGGGTGGTTCCTTGAATGTGACGGTTTGATAGTCTTTATATTTGAAGCCGTCGATTACCGTATAGGCACTTACGCTTGACCATGCTTGGAGTCCAACGTACTGCATTTGAGTTAATCCTTGTTTTGGGTGAAAACTCAAGGAGATTTTATAGAACTCCTTTCCTGCTGATTCGAATGTTGCGCTGAATGTTTTTGAACTCTCGTATGCCTTATAATTCAAGGAGTTGTTAAAGCGCCATGTCAACTGCTTCTTCCCCCGCCGTCTCATGTTGTAGATCATGCCCTCGCCCCCTTACCCGAGATAGTTGATGGGGTAGATCGTTACATAGACGTCGATTCTTTCCGTCGGCACGGTCTCGGCATAGAATGTCACGCTGTTCGCGCCCTGCGCCACCATCTGAATGCTCGCCTCGTCGTAGGGGTTTCCCGCCGCCGTGTTAACGGGCGTCGGAATCAGCAGCTGCTTTGTCGCGTCCGAGAGCACGCCGCTGCATGTCACCGTTTGCTGCTTGGTGCTGCTGTTCCACCCCGAGGCGGTCAGCGTCACCTTGCGCGTATTGGGTCGCAGCGCGTAGTCCGTGCCCGCCGTCGCCGCCGCCAGCCCGCCCGAGCCGTCGCCCTTGATGAGGGAGGTGGTGGCGGGGACGTTGACGGGGCCAGCCGGTCCGGTGTCGCCCTTGTCGCCCTTCGGCCCCTGCGGGCCAATCGGGCCTTGCAGTCCGGTCTCACCCTTCGGCCCTTGCAAGCCCTGCGGCCCCTGCTCGCCGGTGTCACCTTTGAGCCCCCGCGGGCCCTGCGCGCCTGTGTCTCCCTTGTCTCCCTTGGCTCCGTCTTTGCCGGGAGCGCCGTCCGCGCCTTTCTCGCCGGGATCGCCCTTCTCACCGGGGTCGCCCTTTGCGCCGGTGTCGCCTTTCGCCCCCGTGTCGCCCTTCGGGCCTTTGAGATTCACGGTCGCGGGGTTCTCCTTGCCGCCGTCGTTCGTCCACGAAAGGTCTCCCGCCGCGCTCATCGCGGGCGTAAACGTCACGCCGTCGCGCCCATTCGTTCCGTCCTTACCCGGCGCACCGTCTGCGCCGTCTTTCCCGGGCGCACCGTCCGCACCCTTTGCGCCGTCCTTGCCGGGGTCTCCCTTCGGGCCTTGCAAGCCCTGCGGGCCTTGCGGGCCTGTGTCGCCTTTCGCGCCCTGCAAAGGGCCGTTGTTGACGAACTCGCCGGTGTTGCCGTCGAAAATATGAATGTCGTAGGGCTCCGCCGTGCCCACGCCGTAGGCGTCTCCGGGCTTCGCCGTCGCTTTCTGCGCCGCGTCCAGCGCGGCTTTGCTCGTGTAGTAGCTCAGCACCGTGAGGCCCTTGCCGGTCTCACCGCGCGGCCCCTGCTCGCCTTGAATGCCCTGCTCGCCGCGCGGGCCTTGCGGGCCGATGGGGCCGGTCTCGCCGGTCAATCCCTGCGGACCCTGCTTGCCCTCCGGGCCTTGCGCGCCGGTCGCGCCAACCTCGCCTTTCTCGCCCTTCGGGCCTGTCTCACCCTGAATGCCCTGTGGGCCTCGCGGGCCGGTTTCGCCCTTTTCGCCCTTCTCCCCTCGGGGGCCGACTGCGCCGGTATCGCCCTTGGGGCCTTGCTCGCCGCG